TCCAGGGTAATGTTATAATGTTCAATATATCGATCCTGGCTATGGATATTGTATGGCAAAATAAAGACCAAATAGATGAGTCATTGAATATAGATGAAACGTTTGTAGGGGTAGATAATGAGCACGATGTAATGAATACGCAATTAGCGGTCCTGAATAAGCTTAATGAGGTCCTGAGAAGAGGTACTCTACATACTGATTTATTTCAGTTAGATGGCGTTCCAAATTGTGAGCCTTTTTATGATAGGTTTGAAAATAAGATTGCAGGGTGGACTTATACCGTAAATATTATGGTTGCAAATGATATAGATAAATGCTAGAAACGTTTGATAATCTTAAAAGCTCTTTAGAGCAGTTTAGAGACCTGGTAATAGAAGATGCTAAGAAGAATCTAGCTACGCCACAGGGCAAGTATAACCAGCCAATAGATGCATCAGGGAAGTTAAGTGATAGTATAATGGGAATGCCTGTTGTAGTTTATCCATCAGGAGCTTTAGAATTTATCATCAAGATGGAGCATTATGGAGCTTTCATCGACCAGGGTGTATCAGGGATTGACAAGAAGTATAACACACCTTATTCATACAAAAGCAAGGGCGGTAAGAATGGTTTAAAAGGTATGCCACCACCAAAGAAATTAGACAAGTGGATTGTTAGAAGAAATATAGCAATGAGAGATGATAAGGGTAAGTTTCTACCTCGTAAGAGCATTCAGTTTGCAATAGCAGTAGGGGTATTTAAGAATGGTATTAAACCAAGCTTATTTTTCACCAAACCTTTTCAGAAGCATTACAAGATGTTACCTGAGGTATTAGCTGAGGCGTATGGCCTGGATGCAGCAGAATTAGTTCGCTTAGTATTTTTAAATAATAAAAAGAAAAAATGAGTACAATAATAAACGCAAGAAGTCCGTATTACATAAAGTATAAAATCACTGGGGAAGAGATACAAAGTGTTGATATAAGCATTCGTATTTGGAGCGGATTAGAGACGAGTCCACCTACACCAGTTACTTATTCTTTGTCTAAAGTGCCTCTAGTTATAGAAACTGATAATTATGCAGTTATAGAGATTAGTGAGTTAATAAGAGATTATTTATACACAGAGTTTTATAATGAAGCACAAGATGCAGTATGGGTAAAGGTTGATGCCTCTATTGATATAGGTACAGGTACTCCGTTTACGACCGATGATACTTATTTAGCATTTGATGGTTATGGATATTTTGAAGAGGGTGCAAATCCTAGGCAAAGTATATCTCCAGCAGATGACAGTTTTACTCCTATGGTTTTGCAATCTAATATGACTGTATATTTTGTACCTGGGAGAGATATAAAGATTCCTGTATTTTCTGAAACGGCTCCAGTTGTAAATACTGATATAGTAGATGGTAAGTGGGATGGGAATGATAATTTTTGGAATGTAGTAGATGTAAACTGGCAAGATGTAACCACAAATTTAAACATTACAGATAGTGATGATAGTGCAGATAAGATTCAGTATGTAATTATTAGTAGTGATGCTGCGGTTACAGGAGATACGATAACGTTTACAAGTACTAACGGAGAAGCTCAAGTACAAACAGTAAAGCTGGTTGAAATATGTGAGCCTAGATTTGAGAAGTTTAGAGCGGTATTCTATAATAAATTTGGTGCATTACAATCATTTTGGTTGAGTAAAAAATCAGTTATTTCTACTTCTATAAAATCTGAAAATTATGAAAGTAATACTTTAGACACTTCAGGTGTAGATGTATCTTACGGTATTTTAAAGCATTCTAAGAAACGTTTTCAGGTTAAGGCTAACCAAAGTATTAAGACAAATACTCCGTTAATAGATGACACTCAAAATGAGCCGATAGAGCAAATGCTGATGTCAGAACAAGTATGGTTAGAGAAAACAGAGGGAGATACTTTACCAGTAGTAGTTAAAACTTCCAGCCTTATTCGTAAAACTAGCCTTAATGATAAAATGGTTCAGTATAGTGTAGATTTTGATTATGCGTTTGATAAGATAAACAGTATAAGATAATGAGAAATATAGAGTTATACATAAGTGGACAAAGAGTAGATCTCTTCAATGATGAGAGCGTAACTATAAAAGACAGTATCCAAGATGTGAAAGATATTGAGAAAGTGTTTACATCGTTTTCTAAGTCATTTAATATTCCAGCCTCTAAGACTAATAATAAGCTCTTTAAACATTACTATAACTTTGATATTGATAATGGTTTTGATGCTAGGATAAAAGTTGATTCTACGATTGAAATAAATAGCTTAACATTCAAGTTTGGTAAGGTTAAATTAGAGGGGGTAAATTTAAAATATAATAAACCACATACTTATAGAATTACATTTTTTGGTAGTACGGTTGATTTAAAAGATAAGTTAGGAGAGAGTAAACTTTCAGATTTAGATTTAACAGAATATGATTTAGACTATAACGCACAAACTGTAAAAACATATTTAGCAGATAAAAGAGAGTCAAATAATAATCATATAATAGTACCTTTAATAACGCATACGCAAAGGTTGTTTTATGATAGTAGTTCGCACGATGAAAAAGGAGATGGAAACCTATACTGGGACACAGGTCATATACAAGACTTACACGGTGTTAAATGGAATGAGTTAAAGTACGCTATAAGAGTTAATAAAATAATAGAGGCAATAGAAAATGATTTTGGTTTACAGTTTTCTACCGACTTTTTTAAAAATATAGATAACGAAAGGTTTGACCATTTATTTTTATGGTTGCATAGAAAAAGTGGTAAAGTCGAAGACTTGTCTGGTGGTACAAAGGTTGATACTCTAGTAAATGCTTTTAAACCTATCTCTACCACAGGACCTATATACAATAGAAGTGGTTATGTAATGGCTTTAGTATTCAAAGAGGACATATTGGAATGGAAAGTTAGACTCGAGCCAGTAAACTTAACGCAAGTATATACGGTTACATTTAGAGATACAAGTAATAATATTATTTATAGAAAAGAAAATCACAAAGGAAATTTAACTGTTTTTTTAGAAGATACTTTTGAGTATGGTTTAAGATACTACCTTTGGATTGAGGCGAGTGGACAGGTTTCTTTTAATAATATAAGGTGGTCAATAAGATATAGAGATATAACTAACCTAATTTACGATGTACAGTTTAACACAGGCACATACCAAACGTCTTTAAATTTTAGATTTAACGTTGCTAAACAAATGCCAAATATTAAAATATTAGATTTTCTTACAGGACTGTTTAAGACATTTAATTTAACTGCATACGAGCAAGACGGTATTATAGTTGTAAAACCTTTAGATGATTTTTACGCAGAATTTAATACATACAATATAGACGAGTATGTAGACGTATCTAGTAGTACGGTAGACATTGCTTTGCCATACAAAGAGGTTGTTTTTAAATTTAAGGATACAAAATCTTTTTTAGCAAATAAGTATGGCGAATTGCAGAATAAAGAATGGGGCGAGTTAAAATATTCAGATAATACGCCAGATCTAGTAGGAGGTATCTATAAAATAGAAGTCCCTTTCGGACATATGATGTACGAGAATATAGTAGACCCTAACACAAATTTTAAAACTAATATACAATGGGGTTATAGTGTTAATGATAGTCAAAGTGCTTATTTAGGTAGTCCGTTACTGTTTTATCCTAAGTGGGGTGCCTTGCCTTTTAATATTAGTTTTGTAGATGAAGTTGACGAAAACGGTAAACCAATAAGCCATAGAAATATAGCTGGTTTTAACAAACCTTTAAATAGTCAATCGACTAATTCTAGTTTCAATCCTTTTAATTTTAATTTTGCTTTAGAGCCAAGCGAATACACAGGTGGGACTGGTTTTAACGAAACTTTATTTACAGAGTATTACTCAGAATATATAAATAGCGTATTCAATCCTAAGCAAAGAATTACAAAAATAAGTGCTTATTTACCGTTACGAATACTATTAAATTATAAACTTTCAGATAGGTTTGCTTTTAAAGATAATATATATAGGATAAATTCAATAACCACTAATTTGCAGACTGGTAAATCGCAATTAGAATTACTAAACGACTTATGATAAAAAATATATTAGATATGCTTCCTTATGTAGATGAGGGTAAATATGTTGAGATAGCTAAGGGAAAGAATAACCTACCAATGAGCTGGAAAGAGTTGAGAACACAAATTAAATATGTAAGAAATGGTACAAGAAACAGTTAAGATACAGGCTGATGTAAAGGATGCAGTAAAGAAAATATCAGAGCTTACTAAAGCCGTTGAAAAACTTACTAAGGAGAATCAGGAGCAGCAAGAGAGCCTTAAAGAAGCTTTAGATAAGAATGCTGAGGCAGGAGAGAAACAAGTAAGTGTTCTAAAGAAAGTAAAAGGAGCAGTAGGTAAATTAGGTAAAGGTTTTAAAGGACTAGGCCTGGTGTTTAAGGGCCTGGGATTTGGTATTCTTATAAAACTGGCTGGGGATTTAGTTGAGAAGTTTAAAGAGAATCAGATAATAACTGATGCTTTAGCTCAAGTTTCTGAAACTTTAAGTATAGTTCTAAACCAAATTATAGATGTATTTAAACCGATTATAGAGAGGGTAAATGAGGCAACAGGTGGATTTGATGCTTTACAGAAAGTCCTGGGCGGAGCTTTGACTATTGCTATTAATTCAGTTCTTATTATTATTCAGGGATTAATGCTGGGCGTTAAAAAAGCACAATTAGCCTGGGAAGAATCATTTTTTGGAGATGAAGATCCTGAAACTATTAAAAGACTACAAGGAGATATAGAAGAAATTGGTAATAAGATTGATGCCACTGCAGAAAAAATTAAGGGCGGTGGAAAACAGATTGCAGATAATTTTGTAGAAGCCGTTGGAGAGATTGGTACTTTAGCTGAGGCCGTTGTAGAGGGGGTTTCTGAGGCCGTTGAAAAAGTTGATGTAAAGACCGCAAGTGCACAGGCTAAAAGGCTGGTAGCAGCTCAAAAGAATTTCAGACTCTTAGAGCTTCAACAACAAAGGTTGATTGAGAAATATGACTTACAAGCGGAGAAGCAAAGACAGATAAGGGATGATGAAACAGTATCTATTGCGGATAGAATAAAAGCTAACGAGGAGTTAGGTAAAGTTTTAGAAGACCAGGTTAATGCAGAAAAAGCATCAGTACAAGCTCGTATAAATTCATTGCAGCAGGAGATTGATTTGAAAGGACAATCAACAGAAAGGTCTAATGAGTTATTTGAATTACAGACTGAATTATTAGCAGTTGATGCTAAGGTCGCTGGTTTTAAATCTGAGCAATTAACTAATGAAAATGCACTTAAAAAAGAACAGATAGAGCTTACTAATTCACAGTTAGAATCTGAAACTACTTTAACGCTAGAACAAAAGAGGTTTAATGCTGAAAGAGAAGTAAATGAGCTTACCAGGTTAGAGAAGATGAGAGAGGTCCTGGAGCAAGAAAAAGAGATAGAGCTAGAAAGGTTACAGAATAATATAGACCTTTATGCTGAGGGCACTCAAGCTAGAGTAGATGCAGAAATTGCATACGCAGAGGCTAAGCAAGGTTTAGACCAACAAATAGCTACTAATGAAGATGCTATAAACAGAGAGAAGAGTAAAAATGAGGTAAAATGGGCAGAGCTTACACAAGAAGAAAAGGCTAGAGTAGTATCAGATGGGTTTAAAAACTTATCATCTATCCTGGGCGAAGAAACTGCAGCAGGAAAAGCAGCAGCAATAGCAGCAGCAACGATTGATACCTATCAAAGTGCTACCTCATCATATAAATCACTAGCGGGTATTCCTATCGTAGGTCCTGCATTAGGAGCAGTAGCAGCAGGGGCAGCAGTTGTATCAGGTTTCAAGAATGTTAAGAGTATCTTAGCTACAAAAACACCTGGTAATAAGAGTTCAGGCTCCGCTCCATCAGGCTCGGCTTCTACTCCAGCAGTAGCTTCTACTCCACCATCATTTAATTTAGTTGGAGCAAGTGGCTCTAACCAGTTAGCTGAGGCTATTGGTAGTCAAACTAAAGAGCCTGTAAAAGCATTTGTAGTATCCAATGATGTTACGACTGCACAAAGTATGGAAAGAAATATAGTAGAAAACGCAAGTATATAAATTATAAACGTTATATAATTATGAAAATAATAGAGCTAGTTATAGATGAGCTTCAGGAAGATGGAGTAGAGGCAATATCGGTTGTAGAATCTCCAGCTATTGAAGAGAATTTTGTGGCTTTAAAGTCTAATTCAGTTGAGATTAAATTTGAAAAGCAAGATGCAGAGAAGAAAATATTGATGGGGCCTATTCTGATTCCTAATAAACCTATTTTTAGAGTTAGTGGAGAAGATGAGTACTACATTTATTTCAGTAGAGAAACAGTTAAAAAAGCTTCTGAGCTTTATTTACAAGCTGGTAACCAATCTCAAAGTACTTTAGAACACGAAATGCAGATACAAGGTCTTACCCTGGTTGAATCCTGGATAGTAGAAGACAAAGAAAATGATAAGTCTAATGTCTATGATATGGATGTGCCAGTAGGTACCTGGATGGGAGCGGTAAAAGTGAACAACGATGAGATATGGAATGATTATGTAAAGACTGGTAAGGTAAAAGGCTTCTCAATAGAGGGATATTTTGCAGATAAAGCTGAAAGGCCTAAAGAAAACATAGCAGAGTCATTGTCTAGGATTGAACAAGAGGAAGCTGAGGCTATTGTTAAAAAATTAAAGGAGTATTTTAAGGAGTCTGAGGGCACGAATTTAGAATCTTATAATGATTACCCACAGAGCGTAAAGAACAACGCTAAAAGGGGTAGAGAATTAAACGAGAAAGTAAATAACAAGTGTGCTACTCAAGTGGGGAAAGTTCGTGGAGCCACTTTGGAGAAAGGCGGTAACCTTGAAGCTGATACAATTATGCGTATGTACTCTTACCTGAGCAGAGCTGAAGAAGACTATGATGAAAATGATACAAAAGCCTGTGGTACGATCTCTTATTTACTATGGGGAGGCCTGGCTGGTAAAAGATGGGCAGAAAGTAAGTTGAAAGAACTAGGTAAATTATAATATATGGATAAAAAATATACCATAGGATATGCAGTTCCTAAAGGAGGTCGTAGAGCTTGTTTATGTAAAGATAAAGATACGTATTCAGTAGAATGCTGCGATGGGTATTTTATAAATCAAGGTATTGGAAATATAAATAGGATTAATGTTGAAAAGTGGAGTAATAATTTCTACAAGTGGGAAACACAAGATGTTACCTGGGATTAATCTTAAACGCAAAACAGAATAAATTAATCGTTATATATGTAATTATGAGTAAAATCAACAATATCCTAAGCAAGATTAAAACTGCTAAAGAAAATCAAAAAACTGAGTTAGCTTCTAAGGAAGTATCTTTATCATTAACAGGTGTTAAATCTGACTATTCAGCGATTGGAAAAAAAGCTGATAAGATTGATGAGGATATAAAAGAGATTTCAAAAAGAAGTTTAAAGTTAGTTTCTGAATTAAAGGAATTAGCTAATGAAATGAATAATTTAAAAGTAGATGGTTTAAAGGTAATGCAAGACTTATCAAGAATTTCAAATGAATCAGAAGATAAGGCTTTAGATTATGAGGATATAGCTTCAAGAATGCAAGAAGCTGATTTAGATTACAAACAACCAATGGCTTTAGCAGAAGAAGCTATGGAAATAATGCAGGAAGCTTTGCAAGTTAGAGATTATATTGGGGGTAAAATAGATGATATAGATAAAACATTATCAAATATAAAATCAATTTAATATGAATAAATCAAATGAAGTTTTATCTAGAGTTAGACAAGCTTTAGGTATTGAAGTATCATTAGAGCAGCGTAAGTTGGAAAATGGTACTGTGATTGAAGCTGAGAAGTTTGAATCAGAAGAGCAAGTATTCATCGTAACAGAAGATGAGAAAGTAGCTTTACCAGTTGGAGAATACGCTATGGAAGATGGTATGACACTAGCAGTAGCAGAAGAGGGTGTTATCTCTCAAATAGTAGAAAAAGTAGCTGAGAAAGTAGCTGATGAGCAAACTGAGGAAGTAGAGGCTGAAGCTGAACAACAAGCTCCTAAAAAAATAGTAGAGAGTACAGTTAAAGAATCTCACTTTGCAGAAGAAGAAAAACCTGAAAAAGAAGAGGTAGAAGCTGGTTACGTTACTAAAGAAGAATTAGGACAGGCAGTAGAAGAAATCAAAGCTATGATTGATGAGGTTAAGGCCGAATACGTTAAGAGCGGAGAGGACAAAAAAGAGGAAGAAGCAGATATGAAAAAAGAATTATCTAAGGCTGCATCTAAACCTTTAAGACACAATCCAAACGCTAAGAATATTAGCAGAGAGCAGGTTAAATTTTCGTCTAATGCGAAGAAAACTGTTCTAGACAGAATATTAAATAAAATAAATCAATAATTTTTTATAATTAAATACAATGGCAAATAGTTTAAACACACCGATTACAACGACATACGCTGGAGAATTTGCAGGTAAGTATATTGCTGCAGCTTTGTTATCAGGAGATACACTTGACAAGGGTGCTATCACAATCAAACCGAATGTAAAGTACAAAGAGGTTATTAAGAAGTTAGAATCTAATAATATTGTAAAAGCAGCTACCTGTGACTTTACAACTGAAGCAGATGTAGTAACTTTAACTGAGCGTATTTTGACTCCAAGCGAGTTTAACGTAAACTTAGAATTATGTAAGGCTGATTTCAGGTCTGACTGGGAAGCAGTAGAAATGGGTTATTCTGCATACGATAATTTACCACCAGCATTTTCAGATTTCTTAATTGCACACGTTGCAGAAAAAGTATCTCAAAATATTGAACAACAAATTTGGACTGGTACTGGAGCAGCAGATGGTATCTCAGGATTTTCTACTTTATTCGCAGCTGATGCTGATGTTAATGATGTAGTAGGAACAACTATAACATCTGGAAACGTTTTAGATGAATTAGGCAAACTAGAAGATGCTATTCCAGCTTCTGTTAAATATAAAGAAGACCTACATATCTATGTTTCTAACCATATTTTCGCACAATATGTGAGAAGTTTAGGAGGATTTGGAGCTGCAGGTGTAGGCGCTGCGGGTGTTGGTACGGCAGGACCTAACCAAGATTTAGGACAAGCTTTATTATTTAATGGAATCAAGATTTTCAGAGCACCAGGATTAGGTACTAATGATATGGTAGCTGCTGAGAAGTCTAACTTATTCTTTGGTACTGGTTTATTATCAGATAAGAATGAAGTAAAAGTGATAGATATGGCAGACATTGATGGATCTCAGAATGTTAGAATGGTAATGAGATTTACTTATGGAATCCAATATGGTATTGGTTCTGACATAGTTTACTACACACCAGCATAAGAATTATTAATCTAAGGGCCTGTTAATTCAGGCCTTTTACTAAAACATAAAAATATGAGTTGTACTTTAAATACAGGTCGTATTGAGCCTTGCAAGGATTCCGTAGGTGGATTGAAGAATGTTTACTTCATCGACTATGGTACTTTAGGAACAATAGACTACAACATAACAAATGATGATACGATTGACTCATTCGGAGGTACTCCAACGGCTTATAAATATGAGCTAAAGGGTACAAGTTCTTTTGAGCAAACTATTACTTCTAGTAGAGAAAATGGTACTACTTTTTATGAACAAGCCTTAAACCTTACTTTCAAAAAGTTAGACAAGGAAACACATAATGAGATAGCAGTATTAGCAGTATCAAGGCCTCACGTTATTGTAGAGGATAACAATGGTAATTTATTCACTATGGGGTTAGTTCACGGAGCTGATGTTAATGGTGGAACAATAGTAACTGGTGCAGCAATGGGAGATTTAAGTGGTTATACACTTACCTTAGCTGGGCAAGAAACTAAACCAGCAAATTTTATTGAGGGAGATTTAGCATCGGCTGGTGTTACAGTATCAGGTAATGAAATTGATCCAGGGAATTAAGAATATTCCAAGTAAATATTTATAAATTAATGAGAGGTTTGACTGATGTTGAGCCTCTTTTTTTGTGCTTTTTTGTAAAAATACTGAATGTACGGAGAGGCATTTTAAACCACTTTTAAGCAATTTAGCCACCATTCCTAATATAGGTGTTATAAATTTTACGTTCGTAGAAACGCTATGGAGTCTAGGGATAGAGAGCACATTTATTTTTTTCAGGTTTAACGCAAAAAGTCACTTTTTCTACGTTATATGTGTATGAAAAAAGTTCCACCGACTACATCATCTACCATTAAAGTCATACCTAGAAAATATGCCTCGAATGTTAGTTTGAAATTAAGAGATAGAATTACAAATGTGACTGAAACTTTGACAACAACTTTGTCAAAAGATAGAAATTTCTTGTCAGTAACTTTTCAGACATCAGAGGATTTTTTAGTTGAAGAACATCAGTATGATTTTTGGCTTTTAGATTCAGATGATGATAATAGAGTGATTTATAGAGATACAATTTTTTGTACAAACCAAGAGGTAGACCAAGATGAAAATGAGGTTTTCGATATTAATAAAGATGTTTACGTATCACACGATACAGGAGATAACGATTACATACTAATAGATTAGATATGAGTAAAATAAGAGTAGTAAACCTTAGTACCTATACGAGTCCTGAGATAGCGGTAAAAAACAATAAAGACTGGGTAAATTATGGGGATAACAATAATTACTTTCAGTACCTGATTGACAGATATACAGGAAGTCCTACTAATAATGCGATAATTAAGGGGTTTTCTCAACTTATATATGGTAAAGGTTTAGATGCGACAGATAGTAATAAGAAGCCATCTGAATACGCTGCTATGATTAACTTATTCCACAAAGATTGTGTACGTAAGTTGGTTAATGATTTGAAACTGATGGGCCAATGTGCTATTCAGGTTATATATTCTAAGGACCGAAAGAGTATAGCTCAGGTTGAGCATATGCCTGTTGAAACATTAGCAATGGAGAAATGTGATGAAGATGGCGAAATTAATGGTTTTTATTATTGTCCTGATTGGAATAAATTAAAGAACGGAGAGATACCTAAGAGAATACCAGCATTTGGTACTTCTAAGGAGCCTATTGAGATATTATATGTTAAACCTTATGTATCAGGCTTCTACTACTTTAGTCCTGTTGATTATCAAGGTGGATTACAGTATGCTCAACTAGAAGAAGAGGTTTCAAACTACCATATAAACAATATTCAGCAAGGTCTTAATCCATCAATGATTTTGAATTTCAATAATGGAGTTCCAAACGAAGAGGAAAGAGATTTGATAGAGAGCCGTATTACACAAAAATTTGCAGGTAGTTCTAATGCAGGGAGATTTATCCTGGCTTTTAATGAGAGTTCGGAAACGGCTGCAACCATCGAGCCAGTACCTTTATCGGATGCACATAACCAATACCAATTCCTTTCTGATGAAAGTATGCGTAAAATAATGGTAGCACACGGAGTAGTTAGTCCTATGCTTTTAGGTATTAAAGATAATTCAGGCCTGGGGAATAATGCAGATGAGTTGAAACAAGCTTCTATACTTATGGATAACACAGTTATAAGACCATTCCAGGAGCTTCTAATTGATGCGTTTGACAAAATCCTGGCCTATAACAATATTAGTTTAAACTTATATTTCAAAACTTTGCAGCCTTTAGAGTTTAAAGATTTGTCTAATATAACGGATGAAGAAACGAGAGAGGAAGCAACAGGAGTTAAAATGAGTCTATCTAATGATAACTATGAGATTGATGTAAAACTGCAAGAGAGCGTAGCTGAGGAGTTGATAAAATTAGGAGAATCAGAAGATATTGAGGGGTATGAGCTTGTAGATGAAAGAGAAGTTGATTACGATTCAGAAGATTCTTTAGATGCTATGCTTAGTTTAGCTTCAACTGGGGTTGCTAGGCCTAAGGCTAAATCAAAGGAAGATGGTACAAGTAAACAAGATAGTCAAAAAGATGTTTTATTCAAAGTAAGATATAGATATGCACATCCTATAAAATCTAAGAATAAAAGCAGAAAATTTTGTGAAATGATGTCTAGTGCGAATAAGGTTTATCGTAAGGAAGATATACAAATGATGAGTAAAAAGTCGGTTAATCCTGGCTTTGGAGAAAATGGTGCTAAAACTTATGATATTTGGCTCTACAAAGGTGGTCCGAGATGCCATCACGCCTGGTATCGTAGAACATATATGTTGAAAGATGGTAAACAGACTGAGATTACTACTAAACAAGCACGTAGTAAAGGCTTTAAACCTGTTCCAAATGAGTATGAGGTACCTACTCCGCCAAATAATATGAAGAATAAAGGATTTTCACCAAATAATCCTAACATACCAAAAGACGCAAGATAATGGCAAAAGCACTATTTATAGGAAATAAAGACCTGGTAAGGAATACGATAATTGATGGCAATGTTGATGTAAATAAGTTTAAACAATTTATAAAACTAGCTCAAGATATTCATATTCAAAATTACTTAGGTACTGATCTCTACGATAAGTTACAGGCTTTAATCCTGGCTGGAGAGTTAAATGAAACAGATAATCCTGACTACTTAACATTAGTAAATGAATATTTAAAGCCTATGCTAATTCACTTTGCTATGGTAGATTATATTCCTTTTTCAGCTTATCAGATAGCTAACGGTGGGGTGTTTAAGCATAGCTCTGAGAATAGTGAAACGGCTAGTAAACAAGAGGTAGATTATCTTATAGAAAGGCATAGAAGCTTTGCTGAGTTTTATACTAGAAGATTTATAGATTTTATGGTGTATAATCAAAGTAAGTACCCTGAGTATTATAGTAATTCAGAAGATGATATGTATCCTGATAGAAATGCTAATTTTAGTGGCTGGGTGTTATGATAAGAGATAGTAAACCAAAACAAAAAAATATACAAAAGCTAAAGTTATTTTTGATAAAATCTAAAAAATCATTAAATAAACAAAATAATTTAAAAAATAAGATATGAGTACTTTACAAGGAAAAAAAATTAAAGATACTTTTGATGGTCTGATAAAAACTAATAATGAGGACCAATTACCTGGTACTGGGCAAGTATTATTACAAGATGGAAACGGAAATGATTCTTCACTAAGTTTAGGAAGAAGTGGAGAGGGAGTTAGTCTTAATGGGAATCTTGATGTAACTGGTAGAGTAGATTCAAGTAGTCAAGTAAGAGTTGAAGATTCAGGAAGTAATCCTGGTTTGGTTTTAGGCTCATCTTCAAGTTCAGGAACAAAAATTAAGCTGGAAAATACATATGAAAAAGATGCATTTATTTCCTTAAGAGGGGGTAATGTTGGTATTGGTGGAGTTGATGGAGTTTCTACGAATAACCTAAACATTAGAAAGAGTGATGGATACGTAGGTATTAAGCAAAAAGCACCGTTAGCACCTTTGCACGTTAAAAAGAATGGCGAGGCAATAAGATTAGAAAGTACAGGAGATAATATATGTTCGATTGATTTTAGGCAAGGCACAAATAAAAGAGGGCATATAGAGTATGATAATAGCAACGATACGTTAGAAATACAAACACAAAACCCAACAGGTGCAACATCTAAAATAAAATTTAGTGTAGCAAAACAAGGTCAAGACCCAGAGGAGGTAATGAGAATACAATCTACTGCGTGGGGTGGAAAACAAGTTGTAATTGGCAATATTCCATCTGTTTATTCACAAAGAGAGTTGTTTGTAAGTGGAGATGCAGAGGTAACAAGAGATTTATGGGTAGGTCGTAATGCAGAAATTGACGGTAGATGTCACGCAGATAGTTTTAAAGTAGAGGGTTTGAATACAGCACCTGGTTCAGCTACAGCTTATGGAAAACAAGGAGAGATAAGATATACGGCAGATTACATATACGTTTGTGTAAGTGAAAATAATTGGAAACGTACTGCATTAACAAGTTGGTAATATGGATTTAACAGATTTGAAAATATACGGTTTAAATTTAAGTGTATTTGCAGTTTCTTTTACGCAAATAGAAATGGCGTTAAAAATAATTTTATTGTTAGTTTCAATAGGTTATACTATACAAAGAATCTATGAATTAAAAGATAAAAATAAATAGTTATGGCAAATACGATTAACTGGGGTAAAATATACTGTTATAGTTGGTGGGGAGCTGAAAGAAATAAATTTAGCGTACCTGAATTTCCTGAATTTTGTGCATTGATTGATGGGGATTGTGGTACTCAATATACATATACTGGTGGTCAGAATTATCCTGAAAGATACGTTTATAATTTAGGAGTTACAGGAACATCGACATTAACGTACCAAGCGTACAGTATTCCAGATAAATGGGTTATAGTACAAGACGGAGTTGTAATATTAGATACAGGATATAGAGGAGAGGTCAGTTACCAAACAGATTTAGATAATGCTTTGGCAGAAAGAGGTTTGCCTCCTGAAACAATACAGGGTACTGGAAGTGGCTCTATTCAATTTACAGTTAGCACGTTAAGTCCGATTTATGTTTATGTATACGCACCTATGCAAGGTACTAATTTTCAAACAACAATTAGTTGTCCGATATAAATATTATGAGAAAAATTAATAAAATTATAATTCATTGTACGGCTACTCCTGAGGGTAGAGAGGTTTCTAAAAAAGACTTATATAAATGGCACGTTACAGAGAGAGGCTGGTCTGATATAGGTTATCATTTTTTTATTGACCTAGCTGGAGAGATACACGAGTGCAGACCGATTGAGCGTACTGGAGCTCATACTAAGGGGAGTAACTGGGATTCTATTGGTATTGCTTATGCTGGTGGTATGACTAAAGATATGAAGTCGGCTAAAGATACCAGGAATGATAAACAGAAAGATGCTTTAGTAGATTTATTATGCCAATTAAAAGACACTTACGGTGGAGTGATATATGGTCATAGAGATTTTAGCTCCAAAGAATGTCCTAGCTTTGATGCTAAGAAAGAATACGAGAATATAAGTTTTAGGTACTAAGTACTTTTTTAGGTACGTACTATACTCTTATACATATAATAAAGATAGTAAAAACTAACAATTATGGAGATAAATTTAATATTTTTAGTGCCAAATGCAATGTTAATAGGATGGCAATATTATGCTCCTGAAGATGGTTTTAACTACACAGAATTTAATTTATTTCTGTTTTTTGCACAGTTACAAATAAGATGGTAAGTAATGAAAAAGAAATTTAAAGACACTAAGGTCGGACAGTTCCTGATAGGAAAAAAAGGTTTATTCAGTAAGTTGGGAGATGCATTACCTGATAAAGGCTTTTTAGGTATTTTAAAGAATCTTATTGACTCTGATGACACTTTGCTACCGAAAGATAAAGAGACTGCCTTAAAACTACTCGAAATGGACTTAGAGGAGATGAAGTCAGTTACTGAAAGATGGAAAAGTGATATGGTGTCAGATTCCTGGCTTTCAAAAAATACTAGGCCATTAGTTTTAATTTACCTGACTTTTACTACTACACTATTCGTAATCCTGGATTCAACAGGAAGTGCATTTGCTATCGCTAACGAATGGATTGAGCTTCTAAAGACCTTACTAGTAACCACTTATGTAGCTTATTTCGGAAGCCGTGGCATAGAGAAGTATAATGCCATCAAAAAATAAATTTGCCAGGTTAAAATATTTAGCATAACTTTGAACCATTTCTTATAGAAAGGTCTTAGCTTAATTCTAAGCCTTAGCTAATACTTAGCCTTAGCTCATTACTTAGCCTTAGCTAATGTTTAGTTAATAGTAATAATAATAATAATTATAATAATAATAGTGTGGCTAAATCTAACAGGAGTAAATTAGTAGCAAAAGCAGATAAAATTTTTTCGCAATACATCCGTACCAGGAATGCGGATAATAGAGGCTTTGTGCCTTGTTTTACCTGTGGAAAGATAGATCATTGGAAGTCGCAAGATTGTGGTCACTTTATGAGTCGCAAACATTATAACACTAGGTGGGATCCTGATAATTGTCAAGTTCAATGCAAGGGATGTAACATCTTTAGGCACGGAGAGCAGTTCTTATTTGGCGTACACTTAGACAAGCTTTATGGAGAGGGTAAAGCCGAAGAGCTTCATTTTAAATCTAGGCAAACAGTAAAATTAAGTCAGCAAGATTTACAAGGTATCATAGATTATTATAATTCACTTTTAGTTAAAGCTGGTGTTTAAGCAAATATTATGAAGTCATCACAAATGCATTACGATTCAGGGAAAGATTATGATATTATAGACGTATGTAAGGATTACGCTCTTAATTTTAACAGAGGTAATATCCTGAAGTATGTAGCAAGAGCTGGAAAGAAAGAAGATGAGCTTAAAGATTTGAGAAAGGCTTTAGAATATCTAGAAAGAGAGATTTCTTACTTACAAGAAAAGAAGAAAGAAGATATAAAACGTAGAATAGACAGGTAAGTTCCTGGTTATTAAAATTTGTGAATAAAAAATAAGTGTATAATCCATTATATTTAATATATTCGCATTGAGATTGTTCGTAAATCTTAATACAATGTTAGATGGAAGAGCCAGGCATATAAGTCCTGGCTTTTTTTGTGCCTGATAATCAGCGTTTTAAAACTTTATTTTGTTTTTATCAATATTTGTTATTAACTTTGCTGCATTACTAACATTAAAATTTCATACGTTATGAACGATTACAAAGTACTGAGTAGGGAAGAATCCTACTCTTTTATGGGCGGAACATCTCTTAGAGATAAAGTAGAAGCCGATTATTATGACCTGAAAGAAATATTTGGGCCTCCATCAACAGATGATGAAGTCGGAGAAAAAGTGTCAGTAGAATGGATTTTAGACCTAGGCGATAGGTATCTTACCATATATGATTGGAAGCATTATTCATCACATACTGCTAAGGCACATTGCAGGTCCTGGCACATAGGGGGTAGGCCTGAAGACTATATGGATGTTATTGATTTGAAGCTTTATATACTAAAAAAACTAAAATCTAAGAGATAATGACACATTTAGAAGATTTAGCTAGGCTCAAAGAGTTTAGAATCGAGGCTATGGAATTACACATAGCTGCATTAGAAAGTAAAATAGCCTACCTTGAGGCGAATATCGAGGTGTTAAATAATAATAATAAATCTAATATTTATGAAAACGAGTAAAATCACTCACATTGAAAACAAAGGTACCTGGTCTAACGGACAAAAAACGTTTAACCGATTCCAGGTCAATTTTGCGAACGGCGACAATCCAATTTTTTTAGCTACTGGCGAATTTAAAAAAGCCGTAGGAGATGAGGTAGAATACCAAATTAAGGATTCTAAGTATAATACGGCTAAATTAGTCTATACTCAACCTCAGCAAGTACAACAAGCTTCTAGTAAAGCTCCATCAGGAAACAGAGAGCAGCTGATTATACGCCAAAGTATGGTAAAAGCAGCAGCAGATTTTCACGCTCAGAGAGGGCAAAGTGGTATCGAAGAAGTTATCAGAGATGCTCAGTTATTAATTGATTTTATAAACTTATAATATTATGGCAAAAGAATTCGTAGATGGAATAGTGGTAAAAAAAGCACCTAAAGATTTCATAGTAGTAAAGCTGGGTTTTAGAGCGGCAGAGTTCGCAGATTTTCTGATAAAGAAACAGGCTCATATAGAGGCTAACAATGGATGGATTAATATAGATATCCTAAAAGCTAAATCAGACCCTGATAAGATGTATGCAAGTTTTGATGACTGGACTCCGAATAAGGTAGCAGCATCCGACCATAGTCCTGATAGGGATTTCTAATATGGTTTTTTAATAAGATTAAGAGGCCGTAAAAAAGCCTCTTTTTTTTATTTGATTTTTTTTTATAAATTAAGAACAAATAATTCTAACAGATGTTAATAGATTTTAGTAAACAAATGGACAAGCTCAATGATGTAAGGAGCGGAAAGTTTAAAGAGGGTTTAAGCCTGGGCGTACCAGGTATTGATGAATATTTGAGATTCAAGCCTGGCAATTTTAATGTGATATTAGGTCACGCAAATGTAGGTAAGACAACAGTAGTATTATATCTGATGCTTTTATATACTATGAAGCACGGAATAAGATGGCTGGTGTTTAGTTCAGAAAATGAATCTTACAGTATTATAAAGAAGTTAATTGAGTTTATGGAGCAGCAGCCAATCAATAAGATTGACCAAGAGGTTTATAAGAAACAAGCTGCATTTATAGAATCGCATTTTAAATTTGTAGATTGTGAAGAATTATTCACTTTTGATAAGCTTCTAAAGTTGGCAGAAAATATTAAAGATGCCTGGGATTATAAAGGTTTTTTACTAGATCCTTATAATAGCCTTATAAAGAATAGAGAAGTATTGAAAGGGATTAGCTCACACGAATATGATTATGAAGCAACATCTAGGATGAGAATGTTTTGCAAAAATAAAGGGGTTTCAATATGGCTTAATACACACGCTAGTACAGAAGCATTAAGAAAGAAGCATTCTAAGGAAGATTTTTATGCTGGTCATCCAATTCCACCTATGGCCTCAGATGTTGAGGGAGGAGGTAAATTTGTGAACAGAGCAGATGATTTCCTGGTTATTCATAGATACATACAACACCCGCAAGACTGGATGCAGAGTCATATCCACGTTAGAAAGGTTAAAGATATAGATACTGGTGGAAGACCTACTCCAATGGATGAGCCAATTAGATTAAGGTCAATAAAGAATAATGTAGGTTTTACTGTAAATGGTAATAATCCTATCAAACCTGAAACACATAAATTTAAAGAAGAAATACCATTTTGAGAATATTAGAATTATTATCGGCTAAACACGAAACCTGGGTTGAGATTACTATGACCTTTGGCCTGGATAAAATGTCAGCCGAAGATATAGTTCAAAATATGTATATCAAGATTCATACCTGGTCTGAAAAGAATAAAGACAAGCAAAGCATAATGTTTAATGAAAATGAGGTTAATTATTATTTCGTTTTTAAGACTCTAAGGAGTTTATTTTATGATTATACTAGAAAGGTTAGCAGAAGAACGAAGTACGTAGAGAGCGTAACTGAGCCATTATCTGAGGAATATATATACGATACAATCGACATTGAAATTAAAGAAGCTCATATTAAGAATGTAATTGATAAACTGCATTGGTATGATAAAAAAGTTTTTCAGTTAGTTTATAAAGAGAATATTTCTATGCTCCAGCTGAGTGAAATGACAGGGATAAGTTATTATTCCATTTATAGAACAATTCAGAAAGTTAAAAGGAAAATAAAAAATAATATATGAGATTAGGAGATTTAGTATTTTATATCACAAAATATACTGGTATAAACTGGGTTGTAAAGTCAGTAAGTAAAATGCTGGGCGTTGATTGTGGATGCGAACAAAGAAGACAAGACTGGAATAACTTAAAAATAGACAGGTATGCAAAAGCTAAAGATGAGTAAAGAAGATTATGAGGATTGGACAAAGTTCAGGAGTAAGGTAAGTTCTAGAATGGAAAAACAAGAGATAGATCTCCTGGTTAATTTACACGCAAAGTATAAGAATCACAGAGTGTATTATCCGTGTACCTGTTCACCTAAGATTTATAATCGTTGGATATCTGACTTAAATGATATATATGAAGGTAGATGATATTCATAAGTGGGAAAAGGCAGTTGTAATGATTTTAAATTTAGATGGATGGAAGTTAGAACATACTGGCGATGGGATGGAATGGTATGATGCAAAAGGTAAGACACCTAAAGGACACGACTGCGTTATAGAGATGAAATTTAGGAATAAGCATTATCCTGAAAAAATGCTAGAAAAAGATAAATTAGAAAGGCTTTTAAGCCTGGGGGTAGTAGCTATTTATTTTGTAGCTGATTCTAAGGGTAATTATATGTACTGGTTAAATAACTTGAAATTACCTGAGCCAGTTCAATTATATTGTCCTGAAACAACATTGTGGAATAGCAGGAAAGTAAAAAAGGATTGCTACCTATTAGATGAGAAAGATGCAGTAGTTATTAACATTAATGAATAATTACTATCTTTGTTTTACTAACATAAAATAATTAAGATGAGCGAACAAAATTATCTAAAAATTAGATTACTGGAAGATATAGAGCATTCGGCTGACTTTCAGATGATGGGAGAGCTACTGATTAAGTGGTCAAAGAAGTCTGAGAATACTGAATTAAAAGAGTTTAGTATGGCCTTTAATAAGATGTTCTTTTATATACATAATCTTCAAAGCTGGAGAGATAATTCTCATAAGGCTATGTCACAATATAGGCAGGATAAGCTTAGGGCAGTTACTAGAGCACGTAAGTCTGAGCTTAAAATAAAAAGACTTGAAAAAGAATTAGAGAAATTAAAAAGTATAGTTAATTTATAGGCTAAAGCTCCTGGCCTTTAACAGGAGTATTATTTAACATTTTTATTATGAGTAACACAATTCAATTATTAGATGGCTCTCAACACAGTCACAAAGATTTATTAGAGAAAATGCAAGATGATTCATTTTATTATGGAGAGTTGAGCAAACTGGCTTTGAGTTCCAGTTCTGTAAAAGACTTATTAGATAGTCCTAAAACATATAAGTTTAAGCAGAAAATCGAGCAAAAAGAATCTCAACCTTTAAGAGATGGCTGGTTATTTCACACGGCAATATTAGAGCCGCACGTATTCGAGTCGCAAATATTTATAGATGTTCAAAGCAAGAATACAAAGAAGTATAAAGAGGCCGTAGCAGAACACGGCAAGGTTTTCACTATAAAAGAGAAGAACCAAGCAGAGAGGTTAGCTGATGCATTCCTGAGGACTGAAATGAGTCTAAAGTATTTAGGTAATTCAGAGTTCGAGGTACCAGCTATTGGATATGTAGATGGTTATCCTTTCAGAGGTAAGGCCGATGTCCTGGGTGCTATTCCTAGTTATGCTGGTAGAAGAATTGTAGATTTAAAGACTACAAATGATATAGGCGGCTTTCATTATAGCTGCAAGAAATATCACTACGATTGTCAAGTTTACATATATTGCAACTTATTCAATGTACCTTACCAAGAGTTTAAGTTCCTGGTTATTGATAAAGGTAATTTAGAAATGGCTTTAGCACATTGTTCTGAAGAGTTTTATCTATCAGGTCAAGCAAAGGTTAGAGAGGCGATTTCTAAGTATAAGGCTTTCTTTCAAGATGGTGCAGATTTAGATAACTATTATAGAGAATTTACATTATGAAATTTTTAAGAAAAACAAAATACTATGATGGCGTGGTTTATGAGTGGAATTTACCAAGTGGTTTTAGTTGTCCATCGGCTTTAGAGTGTTTAGTTAGAGTGGATAGGAAAACAGGAAAGTTTGATAATAGGAGTAATGCTTATAGATGTTATTCGGCTATGCAAGAAAGGTTTCCTGCAGTTCGTGAACATAGGTGGAAAAACTTTGATTATTTAAGAAATGGTGGCGTACCAAAAATACCAAATAAGGCAAAACATATAAGAATACATATGAGTGGTGATTTTTATTCCCAAGATTATTTTGATATGTGGCTAAAAATATGTGAACAACACAAAGAAGTTGAGTTTTGGGCGTACACTAAAAGCGTTAATTATTGGGTAAATAGATTAAACGAAATACCAAGTAATTTAGTTTTAACTGCGAGTAGAGGTGGCAAATTTGATAGTTTAATTGAAAAACACAATCTTAAAAATGTTGAAATAATAAAAACAAAAGAACAAGCTAATGGAAGACCAATAGATAAAAACGACGACCAAGCAAGGATACCAAATATAAACTTTTGCTTATTAGACAATTTTGCTAAAAAAGAAGAACTAAATTATGGGAATAAAACCAACTAAAACATTCACAGATGAAAAAGGTAATTGGTGGATTGAGTTTAATTCTGATGAATTGAAAAAAGCATTAGATAAATATAAACAAAATCGTAATAAATATTCACAGTTTGAAGATGAAAAAAACAATAAAGATATGGAACAAAAACCTTTTAAACTAACAGTACAACATTGGGATACGATAATAACTATTGAAAAAGACCATTCAGATGTTGATATGGAAGAACTACACGAAATGTGGTTGAGTATGGTTAAAGCTATGGGTTTTTTTCCTGATGTTATAAAAGAGTTTTACAAGGAATAATTTTTAAGAGGTGTAGTTTCAGCAGTTAGGCTCGACATCATTGAAAAAGGGTTAGTAGTAAGGTCGGCAAACCTGTAGCCCTGAAAGACCCAAAGCACCTCTTATTTTTTATTATAATTAAATATAAATTATGGATTACAAACAAGATGAATTACACCAGTTTATTAAGAACTTTACAGGTGTAGATATATTTGAAGAAACTAGAAAAAGAGAGAATGTAGAGATGCGTTCATTATATAATTACATTTTACATACGGTATTAAATAAAGGGTGTTCTTACATAGCAAGAATATATAAAAGTAAGGGTAAGAATTATGACCATTCAACAGTACTGCATTCCTTAAAGATGTTTGAGATTTATAAGGCTTATAATGAAAAAATACCTTTGATTTTGTCTGAGGTCTGCAGAAGTTATATACCGGTGTCAGGTAAAATACAATTCATTGAAAGGTCCTTGAGAGATTTAAACGAAGAACAAGTAGATGAAGTTTTAGATATAATTCAAAATAAAATAAAAGAATATAGTAATGGAGATAAAGAGATTTTCAAAGTACAAGTTGAGCCAGTTGAAGCCTAACCCTGATAACCCAAGGGTAATTAGAGATAGTAATTTTCAAAAATTAGTAAAAAGTATTAGGGATTTTCCTGAGATGTTAGAGCTGAGGGAAGTCGTAGTAGATGAGGATTATTTTATCCTGGGGGGTAACCAGCGATATTTAGCCTTAAAAGAGCTTAGAATTAAAGAGGTGCCAGTAGTTCAAATTACTGGCCTCTCATCTGAGCGTAAAAAAGAGTTTATAGTAAAAGATAATGTAAACTATGGCGTATGGGATTGGGATATCCTGGGTAATGAATATGATCCTGAGCAGTTAAAAGCATTTGGATTAAATGTATGGCAGCCACAAGAGTTCGTAGAGGATGATATGGAATATGATTTTGAGGATGAATCTCCAAAAGTAGAAAATGATATGTCTGATATAGATGGCTCACAAAATGTAAACGACAAACCACCTGTTTATGTAGTAGAGTTTGATATAAATGACTATCCAGCTGCATTTGAATTAGCAAAAGAAGTTACTGACCTGGGTGGTTCAGTAGGAGATATTTTAGTTAAAGTTTTAAAAGATAATTATGAAGATTAAAGTTAGCCAATTAACCACATATGAGAGCAATCCTAGAATTATAGATACGCATAAATATGAAGCTCTTAAAAAGTCCTTGACCGATTTCCCTGATATGATGCAGGTAAGACCGATTATAATAGATGAGGATAATAGAATCCTGGCTGGTAATATGCGGTATAAAGCCTGGGTAGAGCTGGGTAATAAAGAAGTTGTGGTAAAGCAAGTAAATGATTTTACTGAAGAGCAGAAGCAAGAGTTAGTTATAAAAGATAATATTAGCTTTGGAGAATGGGATGAAGAGATTATTCAGGATAAGTTTCCACAGTTCGATGATTGGTTTGGTAAAACTACTATGGATTATTCTATTTTAGATTATGAAGATTTAGAAGATGAGATTGATAATTACGAATCAAACGTAAAAAAAGCAATGCACATCAAGGTAGATATGTCAAAAGATGATGCTATAAGGTATAATAAGCACTTTAGAGAGCGAAATATATATGTTGGAGGCCTACTGTTAGAAGAATTGAGAAACGTAAAGAGAGGTTATGAAAAAGGTTAATTTAAAAAAGGTTGAGCATTCAGTAAAAGTTGGAGATACTTGTAATTATATTGAGCCTAACGTTACAGAGGATTCACTTTTTTATGATAATGATGAGCTGGTCGGATTCTATATTAGAGATATAAACAAATATTCTCCTAAGCTGGGTGCATTTGTAAACCTGGCTAACGCAGAGCTATTGTCAAAAAGAGTTCCTAAAGCTACAATGAAGAGAAGCTCAGGCGTATTACAGTTTAGCACTATCCTGGGTGCCATTGCTCCAAGACCGCATATGAGAAGACCTTATGCTACAATTAGCTCAGTACATTCAGTAACCTCAGCAAAGACCTTTGTAAAGGCTATGAGCCTGGCCGCAAGAGAGTCTGAGTTATTAATTAAAGAGATTGCACCTAACATCTACGATAATCAAAAAGAGTTATTTAAAAGCATAGATGATAAATGGAAGTTCGGAAAGTTATTTACAAGCTCGATATCTAATTATAATATAGCAGCACCTTATCATAGAGATACTGCAAACCTGGTCGGAGCAGTAAACGTTATAATATGTAAAAGACAAAATAGCAAAGGCGGTTGTACGACTATACCTGATTATGGAGCAACAGTTGACAGTTGTGATAATTCTATGTTAGTTTATCCAGCCTGGCGTAATGTACACGGAGTTACTCCGATAATACCTTTAGCTGATGGTGGTTATAGGAATACCCTGGTTTTTTATCCTCTAAAAGCATTTTTAAATGAATAGTATATTTCCAGTTCATAGTTTTGATAGGTCCGTAATAAGATGGTCCGATTATTTAAAAGCATTAACACCTGTTGAGGAGTACGGAGGGGTAAGATTTAAAAGAGAAGATAAATTTGCACCTATGGGATTCAACGGAGTAAACGGCTCTAAGATGAGGCAATGTCTGTGGCTGGTTGATGAATGGGTAAAGACTAAAAACATTACTGGTATAGTTTCAGGTTCAGTAGTGGGTAGTCCGCAACACCCATTTATATCTTCAATCTGTAAGCATTATGAACTGGGGTGTTTAATAGTAACTGGAAGTAAGCATTATATGAAGCATACTAATATGATATTAGCACATCGTATGGGAGCTCAATTTAAAGTAGAGAAGATTGGTTACGCAAGAGCTTTGCAGTCTAAGGCTTTTCAAGTAGCAAAGAAACTGCCAGGGCACGAAGTATTGGAAACAAATATAACAGTTGATGAGAGGTTAAATCCACCTGAGCGTATAGAGGCTTTTCATAAGATAGGTAGTTACCAAGTAGCTAATATTCCTGATGATATTGAAACAATGATTATTCCGTGTGGCTCCTGTAATTCAGTAGTTAGCATTTTATATGGTATAGCTCTTAATCCACCTCGTAATTTGAAAAGAATATTACTTATGGGTATCGGAAATAATGGCTCTTTCAATTTAAAATACATACCTAACAGATTAAAAATAATAAGTAAAGTTATAGGTAAAAATCTTAATTCAGCATTCAGTTATACAATGTTCAATGATAAAAATACTGGTATAAATTTAATTCATCACGATATAAACGGCACAGGATTTTGCAGTTACGGAGATTGGATGCCATTCAATTTTGGGGGTATAGATCTTCATCCGAGGTATGAGGGCAAAGTGTGGAATTTTATGAAACAAAGTCCTGATAAATTTGACAAATATATGAACAAAAATACCCTGTTTTGGGTGGTAGGAAATGAGCCTAGGGAAGTTTTTCCAGTTGTTAACTGAATCCACTTTTAAGGCATTTTAAGATACTTTCAGGTTTCTGTGATATAAAGCCATTGAAATTTTGAGAAGTTAGAAACGCTACATAGGCGAGTAATAAGAGAGAATAATTTTAAAGTTAAAAAATATGATAACAGTTATTGGATTTGGTTTTTTAGGGTTTGTAATTGGTTTAGCAGTCGGCTCAAATGACCAGGCTAAAACGATACAAAAAGCATTTGAAAAAGAGGGGTATAGTTATACTAGATTTTATGAAGTAATTTACAGAAATGATAGGTAGGTATTCAGAAATAAACAATATACAAGAGCAATCAGATTTGATGCCTGGTCTTGATTTCAGGTTACCTCAATATAGGCGAGAAGTTTTTTTAAGGTTTTATGAATTTCACTTAAAATATCAGGGCCACGCAGGAGCGGTTTACTATTCATTTCCTCACATATTCAAAGAATTGAAACTAGATAAAGAGCAACAGTTATGGTTTACTTTTATCAATGGATGCTCTCAGAATGTACTCACTACATATTTAATATTTAAAGAATTTCCAAGCTTACAAGATTTAGATATTAAGGTTTTTAGTTCCTGGTTCAGGACTAATTACCTCAAGCTAGGATGGGATACAGACAGGCGATACATAAAAAACGTATTTGAAGATTGTATCATAAAGTACAAGCAAGTTTTAGCAGGTCGTACTCAAGAGCAGTTATTCTCAGAGTTATGCAATACAGAAGATAA